GGCAAAAGAAATGGACCCAGCAGTTATGGTAACTGTTGGATTTGCAATACCGGAACCAATAACAGACATGGCAAGTATGAATTGATTAGTCGCTTCGAACGTAATTGAATTTATGTTAAAATCGACAGCCAATCCACCAACAAGCGCGCCTGCAGTTTGGAAAATGTTGGTCTTGGGACCAGTAAAGCCAGCTCTAAGAGATCGAGCAGCAAAAAGACTATTATAATTCAAATTTGGCGTATCAAGCTCAACGATATAATCGACATACAGTTCACCAGCTTGACCGACATTTGCATTGCATGTAGCAACGTAAAAATCGCCAAGATCATAGGTTTTTATATCAGTAAGCGGGACATGTCCTTGTCGAATAAATTTTTGAGCACCTAATTTATGCATATCTACTTGATGAGCACTATAAGAACAATGGGACCATAAACTAGATCGTACAGCACCTGCTATGTTCATGATTTCGGTTTTTGTTTGAGGGGGTGTGTCTGCTGCATCGTAATCGATTCCCATCAGAAGAACACCTGGAGTTGTGGTTGGCACTACAGATTCGTAAATAAATGATAATTTTCGAAACCTATATGACTCATAATTACCAGCAATGTTGGACAACCAAGGAAAGCAAAGAGAGCTTCCAGGGTTAATGGACAAATCAAGAAACAAATCAAAATCATCGTCATTTCTGACTGTGATATCTGTTATGTATTCTCGATGGGCAATAACTACTTTACCAGACCTGGTACCTGATATACTGGCACGTGGCATCAAAGAGGTAAAAGCAGTATTGACTGGGGCGTTTTGCCTAAATGTAGTAAGCTTAGTGAGCCTATCAGATTTAGGAACTTTCTTGGAGCGCTTGTTCCGCTTTCTCCTAAAGTTTGGGCGTTTGGATTTTGGATTTGACATTGAAATTGAAAGAAAACTCGTTTAATAAGGTAGTTTTCCCTTCACCCGAACTCCACTCTTGGTCGAATGAGTTCAAAATTGATTAAATCATCCCCAAAGTGTGTAACAGCAAAATTAATTGTAACATTCTTTAAATGACACTCCATATCCAGCTGCTGCTGAATTGAAATATTAAAAGCATTAGCAAAAGAAACACGACAGCAATCGCTAATTAGTTTGGGTTTAACCAATCCAATCTGCTTGCTAAAGTCATAAAGTTCCCGCTTTGCACGTAAAACTAAAGCAAATTCACCATCAAATCTTGGCTTATAGCCTACTGACTGGCGGATTAACATTAAAGCATACTCTTGAAGAACAGGTATACCTTGATTTAAAGAAAGTTCACACAAACCAATGGCTTGCATCTGTTGCTTACTTTGACTAGTTGACCAAAACCTTGTTCCAACTAGGCCATTTGACATAACTTTATAAGGATTACGAACAAACTTATAAAGACCAGGTAAGTACTCTACTGGATTTGATTGGCACCAAATAACTTGTTCTAGTGATGTCGCTTCACATTGAAGATCTATTTCATGACCCATTTCAAGAATAAGGCCGGGAACGTTGGCTTTAACCCAAGCCAACCCAGATCGTTCAATTAAAACTACTATATCATCACCATCATCGAGAAGCTCAAAATGGCTTCGATAATCATTAACCAAAATTGCTATAAACATGGACAACACAATAATACAATTTCCAAGAGCTGTGTTCATGTCGCCGGACATACGACCACCATTGACAACGTAATGTATACCACTTCTGGTTCTACATTTTGAAGTGAGCTGAAGGTTCAGTAAAAATCGTAATCTATGTGAAGGGTTTGAAGCTAGGTAAACACGGTACTCCTGCCTTAATTGGTCAACAGAAACATGCTTGTCAAATCGCTTAGCATCAAATGTTAAAGCAATTGGATCAACAAACATGTCCCACTTCTCTTTTAAGGCGTTTCCACGCTGCTTACTATTCATACCTTTAGCCACAACACGAGTGCTGCTTGTTAAAGGGTGATCTATTACTAATTCATAAAGATGACGTTCAATGGGTTTTAAAAATGACGCAAGTTCAACACAATATTTAGCATCTCTAAATTGAACTGCTCTAGGGTCGGGATTAGGTTTTGACTCTTTGACCTGAGTCTTTTCCTTCTTAACAAACATTGTTATACCTGCATCTCGTGGGACGACTGGTGTATGATAACAATCTTCGGCAGCATTTAAATAACGTTCTCGCTTAGAACCGGAATAATTCATTGCAAATTGGCCCAATGGCTCTTGATGGGTATAAGGTATCTGAGAGATAATTAAATCAATTCCAGAAGCCATATTTAATATACCTTTTCTAGATGGTGGTGGCACCATACCAAGGACACGATTCACAATAGAGACCTCTTCATTACAAATACAAGGATGATGAAAAAACGGGACATAATTATCATCGAAATTAGGCGTAAACAAATGAACCATTTGAGATTTATGATTCGGTAATACAAGTTGCTTGGGGAGTTGTATGGAACAACCAGGGCGCAATGGCTCGAGAACCTTTGGCTTACAACAAACCCCATTGGAAGCAACAGGTTGGCATCAATGGGCAGGTAAAGTTGATTT